TCTATTTCAGGTGGAATAATTGTAAAGTTTTCTTTTTGTGATCTTTGCTTCATTATAAAAGCCATAAGTTCTCCATAAACATCTGATCTTTTTGCTGTTATAATTCTAGCTGTAAAACTAAATCTTTGATTTCCAACCTGTCTTGATAATTTTTTACCTGATATAGATTTTGAAATTAAAGTATCTTGTGTTGATGAAATACCTAAAGATTCAAATTTAGCAGTTGATATTGGAAAAGCACCAGCCATTATATCAACTCTCCTCTACCTTTTTCAGCTAAAGCATTATTAATAATAGATGATATTGTACCTCTGTTTTCAATAAGTGCTTGGTCAAATCCTCTTGAATCTATTGTGTTAATTGTGAAGTTCACATTAACTGCACCACCACCTGTACCTCTAGCTGATTGTGTTATTTGACCTGATGAGTTTGGTATAAACATTTCTGCTCCTCTTTCTCCTACAATAGTTGGCTGTCCTTTTCTAACAGCACCACCTGAAGCAAATAGTTTAAAACCACTTCCACCACCACTACCACCACCCATAGCCATAAGTAAAGCTTGAAGCATAACTTGTTTTTGTTTTTCTTTAGTGATGTTTTTTTCCATTTTAAGTTTGTCTGTGTCTTGTTTAAATATTTTATCAATAATAAATTTTTCTATTGTGAGTAAAGCAATTCTCTCAATCATCTTAGCAACAATATCTACTAGCAATCCTTGTGCTAATTCTTTAAATGATTTGTTTATTGATTTTCCTAATACCAAAGCTTCTGCTAGTGTTCTCGAAAAACTTGATGTAGCACTTGTAATAGATTCAAAAATAGTATCAGTAAGACTAAAAGATGCGTTATGTTCTTTTAATTTTTCTCCAACTGATCTTAAAATATTATTTTGCTCTTTGTGTTTTTCTACACCTTTATTAATTAATTCATTAAATTCTAATCTTCTTTTATTTTTATTTTCTAAAATAAATAACTCTAATTTATCCTCTTTATCTTTTGCTTTTTGTATAGCTTTTCTTACTTTATCTACATCTACTAAAACTTCTTTTTGTTTTGAAAGTGAAACATTTATTTTGTTTTGTTCTTCAAGAATACGACCCATTCTTTCAAATCGTTCTTTTTCTAATTCGGCTATTTCTCTTTGTAATTTTCTTTGTTCTTTTGTGACAATATTAAATTCTAATGCTTTTGGTAATATTTTATTTACAAGGCTAACTAAACTCTCATAAGCACCTGTTAATATTTCTGTTGCTTTTGCTAAACCTTTAATACCAGCAGATAAAACTTTTACTGCACCTGTTAAAACAAATCCTATTGCATCAGCTATATCGTTAAATGTATCTTGATTTTCTTTTATAAAATCATCTAAATCTTTAAATTCTTTTTTGATTGCATCAAAGAAATCTGCATCTGCAACTCTCTTTTTAAAATTAAATAAACTATCTCCAAGCATAGATAGTACACCTGTAAATGTGTTTGCAAGTTCATCTGTTGCACCACCAAATTTACCACCTTTTCCAAATACTTTTTCAAATGCTTTTATTGTATCTTCTGCTGATACAGTAGCTCCAGCTTTAAAGCCAAGCATATCTCTAACACCTTTTTCTCTAAAAATATCTGCTGAAGCTATACCACCAGCAAATGCTCTTTGTATTTGTTCAGCAGTTGTTTGAAAATCAATTCCTGTAACAGATGCAACATTACCTGTAATCTCTAATATCTTTGATAATCTATTTGCATCTCCAGCTACAACAGCCAAGTTTCCTGATGCGTTTTGTATTTGCTCTAAAGAAAAAGGAACTTTAGATGCAAATTTTGCCATTACATCAAATGCTTTTGCTCCCTCTTGTGTGCTTCCAAATAATTGTTTTAATCTTACTTGTAAGTCCTCAACATTTTTACCAACATTAACAAATGATTTTACTACAAGACCAGCACCAATTCCAACTATTGCACCTTTGACAGATATAACTGAGTCTTTAAGTTTTTGTAATCTACCCCTTATACCATTAAAGGCTTGTTTTGTTTTATCCTTTGCTAGTATATTAATTTTAAGGTTTTGTGCCATTATTTGTGCCTTGCTTTTATCATAGCTTGTTCTCGTTCTTCAGCTTCATTATAGAGATAACCAAGCCAATGATTATACTCCCAAACTTCCATTTTTAAAAGTTCAGATAAAGGTATTTTTAACCTATCGGCTACTATAAGTAAATTTTTTAATTCAGGTGTAGATTTTAGTTTTTTTTTACTTCTTCAGGTGTGATTGCTTGTACCATAGCTGTAGCTATTCTTGAAAGTACATCAGAATCTACTTTGTGCATTAAAGCAAGTTTATCTTCTAAACTAAATAATTTGTTACCATCTTTATCAATAGCTTTCATTACTACTATATCAGCAAGAATACTAACATCGTTTAAGTTATCTGATTTTTTAAATAATTTATTTTTTTCAGACAAGTTCATTGGATTCCAATATATTACACTTGGCTTACCAGCTTCATCTTTCCATTCTTCTACTTCTATGTGTTGAACACCTAGAGACTCAAAATGAGATTTTGCAGAATCTATTAACTTCATAAAGTCTTATTAGACAGTACCTCTAGTTAATGCTCCTGTACCTTGAAATGTAACTGATCTAGTAGTAATTCCATCTAAAGGAATACTAACACTCATTCCTGTAACAATCCCTGTTCCTGTGAAACTTTCATCTCCTGAAGCATTACCCTCTGGTAACAAAACAAAAGAGATTGAACTTCCAGCAGTTAAAGTTTGTTGTGGAGAGTCAGTTTCATCATAACTCATTTCTAAAGTTCCTGAAAATGATGTTCTTCCAGCAACAAAAGATTTAGTTGCATCTGTTAAAGCTGTATCTTCTACAACATCAGCAGTAGTTTCTAATGTGAAACCTGTAAGTTCGCCTATACCTGTTCCACCAGCAGTAACTACTCCTTCTTTTCCGTGATGTGTTGCCATTTTTTATCCTTATTAGTTTTTGGTTTATTTTCTTGCTCTTGTTTATATCCAAGTGCAATAAAATTTTCAAGTTGAGTTTCGTTTATTACAACTTCATTCCCATCTTTGTATAATTTAATATCTTTAGCCATAAAGTCTTTTACTATTTATCATCCTCATCGTCAATATCTTCATCATCTATATCTTCATCAAAATTTTCTTCTGAGTCATCTTCCCATTTTTCATCTTCTTGATCTCTTAAATCGGCTAACAAATCTTTAACTTCTTCACACATAATAGATTCTTTGTCATGCAACTTTTCTATTGCATCTATTTTTTTTTCTATCTTATCAATAATTTTATCTTTATTAACCATATTTTCTCCTTATTTATGGTGTTCCAGCTTGGAATTCATAAGTACATCTAACAACCATTCTTATACCACCGATAGGAAACAATGTACCCTCGTCTGTCTCAACACTTGTAACTTCTGTATCAAGTGCGTTGTTACTTCTTGTAATATCAGATTCTAACTCTGTTTCAATAGCTGTAATTAGTTGATTTCTTAATGTATCTATATTTGATTCAGCACCTTTTACAAATCCTAATACTACAAAGTCTATAGTTCCCATTCTAGTTTTAGCACCACTTCCTAATTCTTGATCTTCTCTAATCTCCTCAGATGTTTGAATAATAACTGCTGGATATTGTTTGTCTGATAATTCGTCTAATTGAAAAGGTTGTCTTGTAGCTTTCTTAATTGATGGGCTACTTATACCTGATATGGTAGATAATAGGTTTGATGCAATATTTTCTCGTACACTCATAATCTCATTTTTTCTAATTCTTTTTTAATAAATCTGTTAAATTGCTTACTTATAATATTTTCTGTTCTATCATTAAAGCCAAAAAATTCTCTTTTTGGCTCATTTAAAACTTGATTAAATAATGCTCTTTGTGTCATTTGTGCATTTGTAAAACTTAATGTAGATTTAAACCTACCTGTTTTTTTGCTAGATAAACTTCCTAACATTCTTCCTGAATAAAATAAATCTACTTTAAGTGGCTTACCCTCTCTTTGTAATTGTTTTCTATAAGACTCAGAATATTGAGCAAATGGTAAATCTCTTGCATCTATTCCTTTAGCTGTTTTAGTTCTAATAATATCTACTAATTGAAATCCAGCTTGTTTAACACCTTTATCTATTGCTCTAGTTAATCGTGATTGAAATTTACCTACGTTTTTTGATAATGCTTTTGTATTAGTTTTAATCTTTATGTCTAAAGCCATTATCTAGTTAATCTTCTGTAACCATGTAAAGGCTCTCTTTCACTTACTTGTATAGTACCATCTGCTGTAGCATCATATTCAACACCATCTTCAAGTATAGATCGCCATTCCTTATTGTATTCTGACATATAATACTCAG